TATAGATTCTGTCGGTAGAGTTAAAACATTGGGGAGTGTGGGAAGAACAGACACAGGTCATGCCTTACTTGGTATTTCGAATCAAGGTTTATTTGTCTATGGCTCCGATAGGCAACTTGACGATGGGGTAGCTGATGAAGAGTTTATTGTTGTTTTTGATGATACTGGAAATAATTTTGATATAAAAGATAGTGAAAGTTTTACTGCAGCTAAAATTACTGCAAGTGCTAATAATTTTTTTGATTCAGAAAATATTGTATATTATGCAAACGATGGAGTATTGAGGATAGGGGATGGAGATTTTCACGGGACAACTGGTATTTATAATAATCAGTGGTTTGGTTTTATAGACGGGAATAAATTTAGTGGTTTAAATGCAAACACTGGTACACTAGCCCGCCCAGAGATTACTCAAGTAGTTTGTGTTGCTGATGCCAGTGATAGTTTAAATGCAAAGTATTTTGATATATATGGAGCAGGTGGTAAAACTGAAGTATGGATTGATACTGATAATAGCGGGACATCGGCACCAAGTGGGAGTGGTAGCTATGCTCAAACTATTGAAGTAACGGAAGTTGAAACTAATGATAGCGCTGAAGCTGTAGCTATAGCAGTTGCTTCAGCCGTTGGTGACCATGCCAATTTTAGCACAAAAGTAGTTGGAGAAACTATTATTATTACGGATGCAGCGAACGCAGGTAGAAGTGATTCCTCCTCAGGTGATAGTGGATTTATTGTAACTACTGCTCAAGATGGGGCAAGCTCTGGGACAACTACAGACATAGGTTGGTATAATAATAAGCAAGATGTTGAGTCTCCATTTGGAGGAATTTGTATTATATCAAATCCAGAAATTGGCTCTGACGGAAATACAGTTAATTCAACGAATGCTGAGTATGATGGAAGTGTAGCTGCTTCAAGTCAAGCTATGACTACTTCATCTGTTAATATGAGAGTTGGTTTACAATATCAAGAATTATTTCCCAATACAGCCAGTGCTTGGACAAGTACTGCTGGGGTTGATTCTTTAGCTGATGATGTTGCAACGTATTATCCTCTTATTGGCGATAATAATGTTAAAATTGATGTTGCAACTCATGTTGCGACCTCAAATCAAGCTGAAGATACAGGTCTAAATTATTCTATAGATGAAGAAAATACGTTTATTTTTGGTGTTTATATGAAAGAATCTGAATTTGCAAAAATTGAAAGAATTGAAATTCTATGTCAAGATGGGAGTGGCGATTATCTTCAATGGAAATTTGATAGAAAACTTTTTGAGACTGATTGTTGGAATTACTTAGTTTGTTCTATTGACAATATTGCAACTAACTCTGGATATATTTTTGGAGAAGATTTATCAGAATGGACTTTAAAAGTATATGATAAAGACAACTCAGACCCAGACGTTTGGGTAAGTGGGCCAGTTTTGTCTAAAAATCCCGGTTTAACTGGATTCCAAGAGGGGTCTTATACATTTCATTATACTTGGTTATATGATGAAGAAAAACAAGAATCTTTACCGAGTAAATTTTGGGAAAAGGCTTCAGCTGTCGGATTAATTGGTAGTGAAGGAACTCATCCAAATAAAATTAATGTAGTAGGTGGTTCTGTATTGTTTAATTTTGATATTTATACTGTCCCAGTAGATGCAAGTGCAAATTATGGCATTAGTAAAAGAATTTCTGGTTCAAGGATATATTGGAAACTTGAAGATAACGATAATTTATTTTTAATAGGTGAACTAGATTTTGTAGAGAATGGATTTAAATGGCTCCCAGAGGGAGATTTAATGGCATATTCAATGGCAAATAGTTCCCATTCTGGAGATGGTTATTTAGCAAAAGCTGCCTTAGTTAAAGGAATAACTCCAATTTCTGCTAATACTATTGATACATACAAAAGCATAAATGGGTTTAGTTCTAGCACTAAATCAATTACAGCTAAATATAAAACTGCTGTTGTGCATGGAAGAAGAACTTATATTGGAAATATTAGACAGATAACTAAAAAATATTATAGTAGCTCTTGGACATCTGAAGATTTTCCAGATAGAATTATAAAAAGTGAAATAAATAAGTTTGATGTTTTTCCAAATAGAGTAAATGCAATAGATGTGGTGATTAATGATGGTGAAAGTATTGTTAAATTAGAAGCATTTGCAGACAGGATACTACAATTTAAACAAAATAGTATGTATGTAATTAATGTCTCTGAAAATATAGATTTTTTAGAAGATACCTATAGGAATAAAGGATGCTCTTTCCCTTACCATGTTACTAAAACAGATTTTGGTATTGCATGGTTCAATTCGTTTGGTGTTTTTTTCTACGATGGGAAACAAGTGACTAACCTTTTAGAAAAGAATGGTATGAGATTAATTAGCGAATCTGACTGGGGAACATTTATAAAAGACGGAACAGATGATGCCGATATGTCTTCTGCTCATATAGGTTATATTCCTAAGAAAAGGCAAATATTAATAAATAATGAAAATACAGATGTTCATATATATGATTTTGTATTAGGGGCTTGGATGAAAGGCTCTGCAAAAATACCAGTTACAACCAAAAGAAGTAACTTTGCATTAAAAGACCAAGAGTTAATATATATAACTCAAAATGCGGATACTACTTCAGATGTAGATATTGCACAATGGAATCCAGATGCTGCCGCAAGTTCTGCGTTTGTATATCAAACAAAAGATATTGATTTTGGCGAACCTGGAGTAAGAAAAAAGGTTTATAAAGTAAGAATTTCATATAAAGGAGATGCCGACAGTTTAAATGTAAGATATAGTAAAAATGGAGATACCGATACATTGTATAATTTTTGTGGAACAAATTCAGACGGAAGCACAACTGGAAGTGCCGATGCTACTCCATTGCTTGATAAAACAGACCTTACATTATGGTCTCACGCTGAGTTAAAACCAGCAACATCTTCTGTCGCAAATAATATATATAGTTTTCAAATACATATGGACGGAACTGTTGATTCTGATTTTGAAATTAATGATATTAGTATCGTTTATAGAATGAAAAGTATAAGATAATGTCATTAACTAGAGAAGAACGCAAATTACTTCATCAGAAGTCTAAAGAGCCTACTTTTGGTTCAGGAAAACCTGATAGTAGCCAAGGACTTGAGGGAGATTTATCGTATAGAAAAATATCTGGCTCAGGGACTGTGCAATATATAAAACAGAGCCATGAATGGGTTCCAATGTCTTCTTCTGGGAATATGCCTCCATTAAGGATAGGAAGCGGTGGTGGAGGAGGATCTTCTTCTGGAGCTAGTGGTGGAATAAGTAGTCATACCCTTCTTCATGATTTAGATGTAGATACACATCTCCAATATCTCCTTATTGATGGTACGAGGGCTATGACTGGGAATACTAGCTTTGGAGCAGATGGGGCTGGCGTAGACGTTACTTTCCATTCTGCTACTTCTGGGGATAAAATGCTATGGGATGCAAGTGAAGAACAATTAGTTATAACAGGAACTAATGGACAAACATCTTTAAATGTAGCAGATGGCAATGTTACTATTGCAGACGGTTTGACAGTTGGGGCTGATTTAACTGTTACTGGTGGAGATATTATATATGGTAATGGTCAAAATGCTACTATATCAGTAACTCCTACTGCCCACAATGTAGCTGGGAAGCTTTTAACTATTACATCAAGTCATACTACAGCAGGAACGACTAATAACATAGCTGGTGGTGCTTTAAAATTTGAAGCGGGTCAGGGAAAGGGTTCTGGAGCTGGTGGAAATATTGTATTTGCGACAGCCAATGCTGGTAGTTCTGGTAGTACTTTAAATGCCCTTGCGGTCGCATTGACTATAAGCGATGACCTTTCATCCACATTTACGGGAGACGTATCTGTGGGAGATGATTTATTTCTTACTTCTTCTGGTTCTATAGTTAATTGGAACTCTGGGGATGTAACTCTTACACATGCTGCCGGAAAGCTTACATTTGGCGGAGATGGGACAGTTGAATTAGATTTTAATAATCACGAAATGACTAATGTTGATATTGATTCAGGGGCTATTGATGGGACTGCTATTGGAGCTGCTTCCCATAGTACTATAAAAGGGACAACAATAGATGCTACTACAGACTTTACTATTGATGGATTAATAATAACTGCCGATACTATTTCTAACGATGCTAATTTAACTATAGATGTAGCCGCTGATATTATTTTAGATGCCGCTGGTAAAGATATTTCACTCACTGATGGCTCTGGCACGGCTGAATTTATATTCAATTTAGAAGCTGCCCCAGAACTTGATGTTGATGGTGCTTTTACAATAGATGGTAGTTCGACTATAAGATTAGATTCAGTTGGTAATATGGATTTTTATGTAAATGGAAGAGAGAAATTGAAATTTGATACAAATGGCCATGCTTATTTTCAT